CCGAAGACCCCCTTTCGTTCGGCTTTAGTCTACAACGTAGAGCAGGAAGCCAACCAGATCGTCACCATCAGCGATTGCGGTATCTGCAGAAGTAGCACGGATAACCACGCCTTCCTTAGATTCGAACAGCTTGGTGCCACCAGTAGCAACCAATGCAGAACCGAAGGTTTGGAAACCTGCAGCATCTACATCAATGCCGTTGTCGATACCATCAGCATCTGCGTTTACAGCAGTGCCGTCGATGTCGACATAAGCATCCCAACCCAAATCAAGGGTTGCGCTAGAAGTGGTCCAGTTGACGTACGCCTTAGACTGCGAAGCCAGCAGGCGAACCTTGCCAGCAGGCAGCTTTACAAGAGCGGCTGAAGAACCAGCGTCACCAGCACCGTCTTGGGCAACGGTGAAGTATGCGCAACGCACACGACCGCCCATGGTGTTGGTTTCGAGGTTGCCAGTCTTGCTGACGTTTGCCTGATCATACTCGGTAGAGTACTGAGTGGTAATAGCCATGAGTACTTACCTCCTATTAAGATTCAGAGCAAAGGATTTCAACGACTTTGCCCTCTTCGGTACGGGTAGAACCGAAGGTACCCTTGACGTACACTTGAGTCGCATAGGACTTGTCAGCACGTTCAGAGATTTTAGCATTGACGTCATTCCACATGCCGAGGTGAAGACCAGACTTAGCCCAAGCAAATACACGACGGTAGCTGTTGGCATCTACGCCAAGCAGTTCGGTGTGAATAAACTTGAAACCAAGGAAGGTGTCTACCTGACCCTGAACCAACGCCTTAACGGTGTTGTAGTCAGAGGAGGTCACTTCGGTAGTGCCAAGCAGATCGTCCAACTGCTTCGCAGTAACTGCGATGTACAGCGGGTCCATATCTACGTCTACTTCGTTAGAAAGCAGAATCTTTTTGGCTTCGCGCAGTTTACCTACGGTCAGACCAGCCGGAGTTCCGCCAACACCTACCTGCTGATTGCTGGTATCAAACGAAGTGTTGGTAGTGCCATTCTCACCAGTCTTAGCAGTGCCAAGAGCAGCAGAGATGATGTCACTATCCATTGCACGACCAAGGGCGTAGGCACCGTTCAGTGCGTACGGACTGGTCGGGTCGATCAGCATGCGCAGCTTGTCTTGATCATCGATCATGTCAGCCCACTCGTAATCGGTCGGGAAGACCCAACGAGCGTCATGCGGGGTGGAGATCAGCGGGGTATCAGCGTGACGGCTGGTACGCGCTTGTGCAGAAACTGCACCGATCTGTTCAACAGCCTTGGCTGCCTTGCCGGTGTAGCCGCCCATAGTGACAGCTTCACGCAGCTTAGAGCCACGCTGCTGCAGCAACAGACCCACATTCGTGGTGTACTGCTGCACAAAAGCAGTGGTTACTTCAAAGCTCATGGTTATGCTCCTAAGCTAAATCAACGGTTGTCGGAAAAAGTTGATTCGGCTTGTCCGCCACGAGCGGGGCCAGTTTCTCCATCCAGTCCGTTTTCGCTTGACCCTTTACGGGGGCGACCCGGTTTCTTTTTGGTTGGTGAGTCCGACGTACTCTCACCTAATTTCGATTCTAGCACATAATTTTCCAAAGTCTTGCAAGTCTTTACAATGTACTCAGGTTCCTGAATACCGACCCGCGAGGCTTGTGGAATCACCATGCCCAGAATCCGAAGCCTTACTTCGGCATTATCCATGCGCCATCTCCATGAGACGCTGCATCTTCGAAAGGGCATCTTTATCCCCGCTCAGATACTTGTCCATGAAATTGCTGTCCATGCGCAAATCTTCGAGTTGTGCACGGGCGGCTGCTGGCGTCATGCCAAATCCTGAATTGCTGCGTCCGCCATCTTCAAAGCTATCTTCGCCCATTTTTGAACCAAGCGCCGCAAACAGCTTGAGCATTTCAGCAGTTCCTAATTTACCCTCATATTCACTTAGTTTGCCTTCGTCAAGACCCAATGCCTCAACTGCACGGCGACCGGATGCAATCTGGCTATCGAAACCCTGACCCCATTCCTTTTTGAGTGATGCAATGTCTGCTTCAGCAGACTGAACAGCCTGCTGTTGGATCCCTTCAATACGCTCGGAAGACAACTGCTCCCAGCGTTGGAATAACTGAGCCGCCTGAGTGTCGGTCAAGCCAGTCTCGTGCGCCGTTTGGCGGAACCAACTAAACAGTTCCTCGTCACCGGCATCAGGCAGCTCAAAACTATATTTGTCGGCAGATTCTGGACGACCGAGCTTGTTATAAAAAGCGCTCATTGCGTCTGCATCTGCATCTGCACCCGGCAGTTCCACCAGATTTTTGCTACCACCGCTAAATTTTTCCAAATTGCGGTAGCTGCTTACAATATCAGAAGGACCTTTCCATCCCTTGTTGCCAATGTAGGCAAGCGTATCTTCATCAAATCCACTGTTCCACGCGTTATCGTTCGATGCTGGGGCAGCACCACTCGTAGCAGTGCCTGCATCGGCACTACCGTTATCGCCAACCAAGGCGGCAGTAGCTTCACTCATTTGGATATTCCTCGACTAATTTATAAACATCTTCATCGGTTAGCTGAAGATGGGCCATGATTCTCAGCCACACCTCGCGCCGACCTTCCAGAAGATACGTTGTCCTCTCGTTATGAACATCTGCCGTTGGCAAAGTTGCCCGACAGAACCGCCGAAGGTCAGCGAGGACTTTCTTTCCTTCGGGGTTGTTGAAGGTATTCTGATATGCGATTTTTCGGTTAAAAATGGGTAATCGCATTTAGCCTCCAGTTAAAATTGCTTGTGCTTGTGCCGCATCCTTGAGCGCGCCAGCAACCGGCTGTGCCATGGCTGCCATTTGCTGCGCCTGCTCCTGCTGGGCACGCTGCTCACGAATCTGCGCAAGCGCATCCGGGCTGCGCAGTACCGGCGTTGGGACACCGGATACTTCAGCCGTGAGCCTTGCCAGCTCGTCACGATCAAAGATGTCAAGGACGCTCGGATCAATCTGGGCAAACGGTGCCAACAGCTCCATGGTGCGCTGTACACCGACCAGTTCTTCAGCACGCTGCATGCGACTCATCGGTGAGTCGTACACGATTTCGTACTCGCCACGCGCTTCAACCAGTGCTTCAGGCAACGGTGGCAGAATGCGATTCTGAATCAGCAGGTCCAACTCACGTTCAATCAGCGGACCGATTGCCTCAGACTGCTGGCGGCCCATTGTCGGAGTCAACAGCATGCCTTTTTCCTGCGCACGAATTAGTGCTTCGGTTGCAGTCATGCGAGGCGTTTCGACAAGGATCTGGAACAAAGTCACAAGGAACGCGTTGTCGATGCTTTCGCGACGCTGTTCCATCTTGCTTTCGTTAATGTCAACGCGCGCACCCGTAGTGAACGGCTGAATCAGCTGACGACCATCACGGTTGACACCGCCGACATTCAAGCCGCCCGGAGTCATGTTGACGGTCATTGCACCACCGCCCAAAACGCCATCATCGTGCAGCAACAGCGGAGGATCGACCAGTTTGTGCACTGCACGAATGTCGGTCTTCGCCATTTCGTTCAGCATCTTGATGTCTGGCAGCGCCATCATCGCAGGCGAGCGGCCATACACTTCGTCCGGTGCAGTCACATAACGGCTGACCGAATACGGGAAACTGGTGTAACCACCCTCGGGTGCCACCAGCTTGCCGCTCTTGACGCAAATGTAGTACGACGCAAAAGGCTTACCACGCGCATCTGCACGCGATGGATCGTAATCACTACGCGGACCTACAACGTGCAGGAACGTGAATTTTTCGTTATAGCGGTTCGGGTTTTCAAGTGCCTTGAGCACGTGCTCGGGCAGCATCTTTTCACCCCAGCGTTCTGCAGCCTGACGCGCCGTAAACTGAAACTCACGATAGATCGTGTCGATCATTCCTTGGTGATTTTCCAGCAAGAACGTATCGCGTAGGTTTACACAGCGATACCGCAGACCAACGCCCGGTTCAAAATCTGTGAACAAGCTGCCTGTACCAAAGGCGCCCATTGAAATCCAACGCTCGAAGTTCTGACCTGCAAAGTTGGCTTTCGGAGAATAACGCGTCGAATACAGGATATTGTTGGCCTGATAGAACCAGTCCTGTACTTCAAAATCACGATTCAGTGCTTCATCGGTAGCGCGCAAGTTATGCCACTTCTGGGCACGCGGAGTCAGCATTGAGTCCATTACGGACGCAAAACGATCCAGCGCAATCATCGGACGTGAATCAAAAACTTTCTCTTGTTTCTTCTCACCATCCGTGCGCTTACCAATAAACCCACGCTGACGCGGCAAAACACGCTCGGCAATCTCTTCCCAATGCGTTTCCCAATTCGATCGGTCGCCTTTTACAGCTTTATACCGATGCAGAATATCGTCTACGTTCACCATGTCAGCCGTCCTCGAAGGTCACGCCTTCTTCGCATATTTTTTAGCCACCTTTTTAGGCGGGCATTTACCTTTTACTTTACCCGGCGAATACAGACACATCGCCATGAATCGTTGCTGTTTGTCGCTTTTTGCTGGCATTATTCAACCCATCCTGTAAAACCTGCTGTCATCGTAGCACCCTTATTGGTCGTTGCTACAAATCCAACAATGTTACCTGCCGATACAGGCAGTGGCATGTTCAAACTCAATGTCGTTGACGAATCCTGCAACGCAATCCCTGCACCAGTATAAAACAAACCAGTTTCTTGCTGATCCAAACCATTGATCTGTGTAGTCGCAAGTTCAATCAGTGTTGATGATGCCGCAGTACCACTTGATGAACCAGCATACAGTGCAGTGATATACAACTGTTTGCCTGCTGGCACTCGATAAAACGAGCTGTGCATTGTACGTTGACCAGTCGAAATCCGGCCATAGGTCGTGCCATCATTCGTTACCGAAATATTGCCAGCTGCTTTACCACCGCTACCAAATGTAGCACCGTGCAATCCTTCCACCCATCGAATGTCATCTGCGATTGTGGCAACAGGTGTCAGACCGTTCAGCGTAATGACCTCAAACGATAATTCTAAATCACCGTTCAAATACTCCAGCACGACTGTGCGAACCCCACTACCTGCAGCAGTATCATTTGCACTGGTGCTAACAATATTTAGCGAAACACCTGCAGGAACATTCAGCACCGTACCGTCAAAGTCACGGATCAGTGCCATTGTTGCGGCACCTGCAGTTGTCAGCTTGCCATACGACGTTACCGGATACGCATTGCGCACATTGCCACGAGCGATCTCGTTTTCATACGAGCCAAACTTCGTGTATTGCTGAACCCAATGCGAATCTACGCCGGGCATATTATCGGCCTAGCAACGTCGCAGTACCGATTGCCGGGTCCTCCATACGACGGCGGCGAGGTGTCAACATCGTAGAAGCACGCGTCATCTTCGCACCCGATCCGCCTAACCCTGCCGATGGTTCTGGTGACGCGGAAGGTGCAGCTTCTGGCATCGGAGCATCAACTACTGATTTCATTTTGTCCACCATGCCTACAGGATCTGACGGAGGCGGTGGCGGAGTATTTGGTTTTGATTTAACTAGACCACCCATATCAGCGCCCCAAAAGTGTAGCCGTACCGATCGTCGGCTCTTCCATCATCGCACGACGCGGTGTAAGCATAGTCGCAGCACGGCCACTGGCAGCACGCGTCTTTTTACGCATCACATCCGCCTGCGCTTGAACAGACTCGTGTGCAATCGTTGGAGGTGGTTCGGGTGTGGGTGCAGGTGTTGGCGCTGAAGGACCGCCGCCAAAAATTCCACTCATATCATCTCTCCCTTGAAAAGTGCGTAAATACTACGCCCCAAATATGTTGTAGTCCATCCGAGCGGTCTGACTGCTCATAAACGCCCGGCGCTTCATCATGTTCATATCTGTGCGAGCCACGGGTTCAGCGAAGGTCAGGGCCAGCGCATCGGCGTGGTCAGGACTCTTCAGCCCGCGTTTCTTCATCGAGTCTTTCGTCTCTAGCTTAATCTGACCCTTCAAGTGAATACTGTACTCTGGGCCAGTCAAGTCATCAATTAACTGCTGCTCCCCATCGATGGCACCGTAGACTAGCCACTCACGCAGCTCACCCCACATCTCTGCTCGACGGTTGAGGTACTTGTCTGGATCACGTGCCCGCTCACCACTCTGCACCTCGATCACCCGATAGCCCAGCTGCTTCAGTCGATCGACCACGCCACCACCGACGCCACCGCCATCGACAAACACCGCGTCGGGATTGTGCAACTCGATCAGGCGCGCTACCTCGTCCGCCAGCTCCATCGTATTCAGCCCTTTGTACCCCACAGGCCGAATTGTACGAGCGTCGCGTCCCCGCCTAAACCGAATCACACTCTCGTCGTCCCCGAACCGGGCGACGTCCACACCCATCAGCAGCGGTGCCCCACTGTCCTCTTCAATCGAGCGCGTAAGTGCATCTTGAACCACTTCTCGACCAATGAACTGATTCGATCCGGTTCGCGGGAATTCACCTTTGACTTCGACGCGGGTAACGTCGTGGTCCTCTCCGTACTTGTCGGCAATTCGCTGATAAACCGAGGCATCGACGCCCTCCACGGTACGACTATCAATGGACCGCGTTTCCCAAAACTCACGGTCCTTGTTGAAACATTCGAAGAACCGACCCGTGTTTCGACGCGGGTTCGAGATGTTGATCCACAGTCTCAGCGGCGCCAGATCGGTAAAGAACCCCTCTGTCACCTGCCAGATCGGGTCGGGAATACCTGACGCCTCATCAAACGACACCATCATGCCGATCTGACTGTGCGCACCCGCAAACGCGTCGGGATTCTCTTCAGACCATGACTGCGCTTCGACGTAGTAGTACTGCGTGTC